GCGTTTAAAAAGGTGTATTACGACGAAAACCGAGGCCGCATGGTAAGTGCTTTGGTGTTGCCGGACAACATGTACATTCCTTACAACGGCTCAAGTGTAATGAGCGAATGTCAGCGTGCTACACACCGGGTATTCATGTCCCCCAATGATTACCGCAAAGCAGTAATACGCGGGCAGTACCTTGATAACGCCATGGCAACACCCATGAGCGAAGTGTCGCAAAGCACCATCAAAAAAGAAGTTGACCGCACCACAGGCATTCAAGCCAACACCAACGACGAAGAAATGTCTTTGTTGGAGTTTTCGGTGGACTGGGACATTGATGGTTTTGAGCACATGGATGACGATGGCGAGCCTACGGGTATTGCGTTGCCCTACATTGTCACTGTGGACGAGACCACTGGCGATGTAATTGGAGTGCGCCGTAACTGGAAAGAAGGCGATCGCCTATTTAAGCGCAAGCAGTACTACGTCCACTACCTTCTTGTCCAAGGTCCCGGCGCGTACGGCTTGGGCTTCTTGCATTTGGTGGGAGGCTTGTCCAAGACCGCAACTTCTGCGTTGCAACAGTTGATTGATGCGGGTACGTTGGCCAATTTGCCAGCAGGCTTTAAAGCCAAGGGCGCGCGCATCATGAACGATGACGTTCCATTGAGCCCCGGCGAATGGCGGGACATGGATGTGGGCGGAGCCGACCTACAAGCCTCTATTTTGCCTTTGCCATACAAAGAGCCTAGCCAGACGCTTTTTGCGCTCCTAGGCGCGTCTGTGGACGCTGGCAGGCGGTTGGCAAGCATTTCCGACATGCAGGTGGGCGACAGCAACCAAAATGCGGCCGTAGGCACCACGATTGCACTGCTTGAAAAGGGCAGCGCGGTCATGTCTTCAATCCACAAGCGCCTGCACTACAGCCAGAAGTTGGAATTTCAATTGTTGGCCAAGGGTTTTGCCGAATACCTGCCCCCAGAGTATCCATACGATGTTCCCGGTGAAAGCCGCAGGATCAAAGCAAAAGACTTTGATGAGCGCATTGATGTGCTGCCTGTTTCTGACCCCAACATCTTTTCTGTGGCCCAGCGCATCACTATGGCGCAGACCCAGTTGCAGTTGGCTCAAAGCGCGCCGCAAATGCACAACATGTACGAGTCCTATCGCCGCATGTATCAGGCAATTGGGGTACGGGACATTGATCAAATCCTAAATAGCCAGAACATCGACAAGCCAAAAGACCCTGTCAGCGAAAACTCACAGGCTCTGGACGGTTCCCCGTTGAAAGCGTTTGCGGGGCAACAGCATGATGCGCACATCATGGCTCACCTGATGTTCGGGTTATCCCCAATGATGCAGGGGATGCCAAATGTGGCGGTAAACATCCAGAAACATATTTTTGAGCACATCAAACTCAAATCAGAAGAGGATGTAGAAGCCGAGTTGTTCCAGCAGTACGGTACTGACCCAGAGGGCTTGGTGTCTGCTTTGCAACGTGAAGCCATGATCGCTGTTAAGACCGCTCAGTACTTCCAAGAGGTCAAGAAGCAGCAAGAGCAGTTGGCGGGCCCGCAAACCGATCCACTGGTCGAGCTGAAAAAGCAGGAACTGCAACAAGGGGCCACTCGCGACAAGGCAAACGACCAAAACGACAAAGCTTCATTGCAGCTCAAGCAGCAGGCCGAGCAGGCCGACCAGCAAGAAGGCCAAGCACGTTTGTTGTTGCAAAAACAGGCACAGGATCAAAAAGCAATGATGGATGCAGCCAAGTTGCAGCAAGACGAAAGCAAGCATTCGTCCCAGTTGTCGCACGATGGCTACAAACACTACACCCAGTTAAACCAACAAGGAGCACAGCATGCCGCCGATTTCTATCAAAATGCCCAAGCCCAAGAGCAAGCCCAGCAAGCTGCCGCAAACTCCGGCCAAAAGTAAAGTCGAAGTAGAAAAACCGGGCATAAAGTACATTTATCGCAAGGATGCGTTCAAAAAAGTAAAAATTGCGTAGTTTTTTGTGCATAATACGCACACAACCCTCGGACAGGGGCCTATCTGTCTGCTTCATTGGAGTTATCCATGCTTGAGTTTGTTGAGAAATTGCACAGGACCATTCGTGATCTAGAGCGCGACACGCAAGAGATCGTGGTTTCTGGCAAGGTGCGAGACATGGAGCAGTACAAGTTCCTGATGGGCCGTCTTGAGGGTTATAGGTTTGTGAAAGAAGGGCTAAACACTCTTCTTAGCAAAGACCCCGACTTAAAAGAGGACCTAAGATGACTGAACTGACCGCGTTGGAAGAGAAGTGGGCAATTGAAGAGGCCGAAAAAGTCGCTGCAATTGCTTCACAGGCCGCAGCAGACGCCTTTGCTGTAGCAGAAGCCCGTAAAGATCACGATGAGCAAGTCTCAAGTATTCGCGAGCACTTGCCCCAAGCCTCCGGCTGGCGCGTGATTGTCCTACCCTACCGAGGTGCCAAAAAGACCAAAGGTGGTATTGAATTATCCGATCAAACCCTAGAACGCCAACAATTGACCACTACGTGCGCGTACGTGCTATCTGTTGGTCCACTTGCCTACAAGGATGAAACGAAGTTTCCCATGGGCGCGTGGTGCAAGGAGGGGGATTGGATTATCTTTGGCCGTTACGCGGGTGCGCGAATGGCTATCGACGGCGGCGAGATTCGCATCCTAAACGATGATGAAATCTTGGCGACGATTAAGGACCCAGAAGACATTCTGCACATATAAGGTAAGCAATGGCAACCGAACTATCAAACGCAAACGACCAGTTGGAATTCAACTTAGGGGATGATGAAGTAGCAACAGATGTTGCATTAGAGGAAAACCCTAAGACAGAAAAACAACAGCAAGATGATAATGAGAACAATTCGCATCGCGATGAATTGAACTCAATTAATGAGGGTGTTCAAAAGCGTATAGCGAAGCTCACTGCTCGCATGCGCGAAGCCGAACGCCGCGAACAGGCTGCAGTTGAATTTGCCAGAGGCCTGCAAAGTAAGACGCAGACGCTTGAGCAAAAACTGGTGCAGACGGACTACAGCCGTTTAAATGAGGCAAAAGCTCGTTTAGATACCCAACAGATCCAGTTGCGCCAAATTATCAAGAGGGCCCGGGAAGAGGGCGATGTTGATACTGAGACAGAGGCTCAAGAGCGGTTGGCCATGATGGCAATGGAGCAGCGGCAAGTGTCAGGCTGGCTCCATGATCAAGATCCACAGCGCCAGCCACAAAGAGAACAGCAGTATGTGCCACAGCAACAGGTACAGCAGGCACCTCGCCCACAGCCCAATGCGAAAGCGGAAGACTGGGCCGCTCGTAATGAGTGGTTTGGCAAAGAGCGCTTGTTGACGTATGGTGCGTGGGGCATACATCAAACACTTGTTGAAGAGGAGGGGGTTGACCCTAACTCAGACGAGTACTATACTGAATTGGACCGCCGACTCCGTGATGAGTTCCCAAGACACTTCAAGGACGAGGCACCAACAAACAGACAACAGCGTTCCGCGCCTGCTGTTGCACCTGCTACCCGTAGTTCGGGGATGAATAGTGCGCGCAGAACTGTCCGGTTATCGCCGAGTCAGGTTGCTATTGCAAAGAAACTGGGCGTTCCTCTTGAGGAATATGCCAAGTACGTTAAGGAGTAAAACATGAGCAAAGAAATCACTATCGATCGCGCAGCCCGTAGTACGACCAGTCGCACTAAGGATGAACGTCGCAAGCCATGGGCACCCCCTTCACGTCTTGACGCGCCTCCTGCCCCTGAAGGGTTTGAGCACCGTTGGATTCGTGCAGAAGTCAATGGGCACTCAGACAAACAAAACGTCTACTCTAAGTTGCGCGAAGGTTATGAGTTCGTTCGGCTAGAGGAAGTACCTGAGGAATATCAGGACATGCTTCCTACCATAGAAGACGGGAAGCACGCTGGTGTAATCTCTGTTGGCGGACTCATGCTTGCAAGAATCCCCAAAGAAACACTAAAAGAGCGTGCTGATTACTTCCGTAAAAAGGCTCAGGATCAGTTGTCGGCAGTAGATAACGAGTTAATGCGTGAGAACGCACACTCTTCAATGCGAATCCAATCTCCAGAACGGAGTTCGCGCACAACATTCCGTCAACCGCAAGGTTGATAATCACAACTTGTAGGAGCTACAAATGGCAAACGTAAATAAGCCTTTTGGTCTGCGCCCCGTAGGTAACTTGTCAGCCACTGGTGCTCAAAAGCAGTATGGCTATCAAATTGCAAGCGGACAAGCCGGAGCAATTTATCAAGGTGACTTAGTCGTTGTATACGACGGTTACATCATCAAGTATGACGCGGCCACGCACACTGCCCCCACCGGCGTGTTCAACGGCTGTCAATACAACGACCCCACTCGCGCGGACAAACCAACATGGAAAAACTACTATCCCGGTAGCATTACTGTGAACATTGGCTCGATCATCTGCGAAGTGTTGGACGATCCCTCCCAGATGTTCTTGGTGCAAGCGGACGGCTCTGTCGTTGCGGCTAACATCGGTAAGAACGCTGATCCCACCGCATCTACTACTGGAAGTACCACCTCTGGCGTGTCCGCTGGCAGTTTAGGCTCCGCCTCTATTGCTAAGACTGCTGCATTGACTTATAAGATTGTCGGTCTCGACACTTCTCCTGAGAATGCATTTGGTACTTACGCGGTCGTAGTTGTAAAACTTAATCAACACCAGTACGGTAGCGTCGGTGTTGCATCTGACGGAGCATAATCATGGCCATTACACGTTCACAACTAGTTAAAGAATTGGAACCCGGCCTGAACGCTTTGTTCGGTTTGGAGTACAAACGCTACGAAAACGAGCACGAAGAAATCTTTGCAATCGAGACTTCTGACCGTGCATTTGAAGAGGAAGTGATGTTGACAGGATTTGGTTCTGCTCCAGTGAAAACTGAGGGTGCGGGCCTGTCTTACGACAACGCTATCGAATCATTTACTGCTCGTTACACCCACGAAACCATTGCTATGGCGTTCGCTTTGACAGAAGAAGCCGTTGAGGACAACCTCTACGACCGTCTGTCTGGCCGTTACACCAAAGCTTTGGCTCGTTCAATGGCTAACACCAAGCAGGTCAAGGGCGCTTCTGTGCTTAACAACGCATTCACTGCCGGTAACTACGCTGGCGGCGACGGTGTTGCTTTGTGCTCCACAGCTCACCCAACCGCTTTGGGCCCTAACTTCAGTAACACTCCTGCAGTTGCTGCTGACTTGAACGAGACTTCTCTCGAGCAAGGCATCATCGACGTAGCAGCGTTCACTGACGAGCGTGGCCTGCGTGTGGCATTGACCGTGCGTAAGATGATCGTTCCTAAGGAACTCCAGTTCACGGCTGAACGCCTGATGAAGTCTACTCTGCGCACTTCCAGTGCAGATAACGACGTCAACGCGATCAAGTCTATGGGCTTGGTTCCTGAAGGTTACGCTGTCAACCACTTCTTGACAGACACCAACGCATGGTTCTTGATGACTGACGCGCCTAACGGCCTCAAGATGTTCGAGCGTTCACCAATCAAAACTGCCTTTGAAGGCGACTTTGACACTGGTAACGTCCGTTACAAGGCCCGTGAGCGTTACAGCTTTGGCTGGTCTGACCCACGCGGTATCTACGGTTCTCCCGGCGCTTGATAGGTTCAGTACGGTAGAGGTGACTGGCCTGCCACTAGGGCCCCTTCGGGGGCCCTTTTTATTGTAGGATTGCAAAGTTGGATGGTTCATGTGGTTGCCGCCTCTGTAGAGTGTTTGCGCCATCTCTGGTAATTCCTCCCCAGCAACTTGTTGCACCCCACCAAAAACCGTGATATATTGCATTCATTCCGGGGTTTCCGGTGTATCTGACAGTCCCGGCTGACAACATGCAGACAGATACGCCCCACTTGCATGTAAGGATTAAAAATGGCAAATACTACGTTTAATGGACCCGTTCGTTCCGAGAATGGTTTCCAATCTATTACCAAAAGCGCTTCCACTGGCGCAGTCACCGTGACTGGTACTTTTGGTGCCACTTCTAGTGTGACTTCTCTGACCACTACGGACTTGGTTTATCGAGAAATCAATCACCCAACAACTGCCGCTATTAACGCTACGGCTACAGCTACCGCAGCACAAGTTGCAACTGGCTACATCACATCCACTTCTGCGGCACCTACCACCATCACATTGCCTACAGGCACCTTGCTTGGCGCTGCTCTTGGGGCCGTTAAAGGCACCGTATTGGATCTGTATATTGACAACACTGGCGGTGCATCCACTGTGACCATTGCTGTGGCTGTCAACGGTATCTTATCTACTGCCGCCGCTGATTCAGCTACTAGTTTTGGTGACCTGACAGTTGCTGCTGGCGCAACAGGCCTTGCCCGTTACACCCTCATGTTTTCTAGCGCAACCGCCTACGTATTCACGCGTACAGCTTAATTAGGAGCCCATCATGGCTTTTACAACTGACGTAAAACAGGCGCACCTAAACGGTAGTGGTTTTCTTGTACTTGGACGAAATCGTATTAAAGCTATCTCGTATGTAGGTTCAGCCACGGCTGGATTTGTGGCTTTCTTTGACACGATTACTGCTCCAATTACAACCGCTACCTATGGGAGGTCGGGGACTACAGTGACCATTACGCAAAGCGCACATGGTCTGGTTACCGGTGATGTAATTGGTATTGATTTTGCAGCAGGAACAGGGGGAACGGCCACAAACGGAAACTACCCCGTAACTGTTACAAACTCAACCACTTTTACAATTACTGATATTAACTCTGGCAGCATTACAGCGGGAGCATCGATGGTGTATTCCACTCGTTGGCTGCTGACTTATGATGTCACAGCGGGGGACAGCTACAACAACGCTCCTTTTATTCCAGAAGATGGCGTGTTGGCTAAAGTCGGCATATACGCGTATATGCCAAATGTGTCGGCAGTAAATATTTATTACGGATAAGGAGTCCATCATGGGACGTGCAACAAAAATGGAAGATCCAAACTATCAAGGCGAGTGCCAACCCGGTGCTCAACGCCAGGATATGAGTAAAGGCGGTCCAAAACAGACAAGCCAACGTAAAGCTGTTGCCCCCTCAGGCTCAGTGGCTCCGCGTGGCGTGGGCCAAGCTCGCAATAAACAGTGCAAGATGTATTAAGGGGGTTGCCATGAAACCGGGCCTCTATTCAAATATTGCTGCAAAGAAAAAACGTATTGCCGCGGGTTCTGGAGAAAAGATGCGTAAGGTTGGCAGCAAAGGAGCCCCAACTAAACAAGATTTTATCCAGTCGGCCAAGACAGCAAAGAAGCCCAAGAAATGAAGAGTCCTGCATGGCAGCGCAAGGAAGGCAAAAACCCCAAGGGCGGATTGAACGCCAAGGGGCGAGCCTCTGCGAAAAAAGAAGGGATGAACTTGAAACCGCCGCAACCAGAAGGCGGCTCAAGGAAAGACTCTTTCTGCGCGCGCATGGAGGGGATGAAAAAGAAATTGACATCCGCAAAAACAGCGAAAGACCCGAACTCTAGGATTAACAAGAGCCTGCGGGCATGGAAATGTTAATGGACATGATCATTTGGAATTTACTTTTGTCCGCTCTTTCGGCCATACTTATATGGGTATGGAAAGAAAAGTCGGATGAATTAAAGCGGGTTGAAATCCTGCTTAACCGGACACGCGAGGAGGTAGCCCGTGATTACGCAACTAATGCAGAAGTGCAGAGAATTACTGACCACATTGACCAGCGCTTTAACAAACTTGAAGCAAAAATTGACCAGCTTATTCAAGCAAGGCAATAAAGCAAAAACCTAAAGAAAGGCGGGAACGCTATGAAAAACTGTTATGTAAAAGGCGGGATGGCTAAAAAAGGCGAGGGCATGGCCAAAAAAGGCTACGCTAAAGGTGGCATGGCCGACAGTTTGTCTGCTCCCCGTTCTGGTGGTTCGCAAGGCAAAACTTTGAGTGTGCCCACGCGCCGTTCAGTGCCCGGTGACACCGTTCAAGTTCGTGGTGTTGGTGCAGCCCGCTCTCGTACAGCCAAAATCTATTAAGCCATGGCCACCTCAGGTGTAGCTAATTTTGATCTTCAGTTTGATGATCTTATTACCGAGGCGTATGAACGCTGCGGTATAGAGGTCAGGGATGGCTACGACATGAAAACGGCGATTCGTTCGCTGAACCTTATTTTTGCTGAGTGGGGCAATCGTGGGTTGAATTTGTGGACCATTGAGCAGCGGCAACAAGTGCTGACTGCGGGGACGTATGAATACAACCTACCGGATGACACAATCAACGCGCTTTCTGCGGTAATTCGTACAAATGCGGCTCAGTAATATTGCGTTTTGGCTCCAATTGAGGGTGCTTTGGCTCATAGCACTCTGGACAAACCTTGAAGCCCTTCCAATCCTTAATAAGCTGCAAAAGCTTAAACCGCTGACCACACTGGTCACACAGCGCAATTGCAAACTTGCCTGATGCATAGCCTGCGCCCATTGGCTACCTCGACGTGTAGGTTGGAACCAAAAAGACGCTGGCAGTGTCCCGATCTTCTGCCGCTGCTCGCGCAAACTCTTCTTCGTATAGTTGCTTGAGCGCAACCATTCTGTCGGGGGCCTTTTTAACTGCAAGGTAAAACGCCAAAGCGGCTACCAAAGCAGGGAGAAAACGGAAAACAACATCGGCCGTATTGGTGTATGCCCCTGCATTTTCCAAG